TCAAAAGACACCACCCAATCATACTTTCCTGGAATCGGTTCCTTGACATAAGCACCTGCGTACTTTTCGTTTTTATCGGACCTAATCTTAGGAGGGATAACAATATCCCGCTTCTTTAGATAATTATAGATTATGTTATCCCACATGCGAACCTGGTAGAACACATCTGCATAGTTGACCTTAGCATCATATGCCATAGTCAATGCAAGTTCAATCAGTTTCATCTTGTCTTCCAAACGGTCAACAAGTTCTACGTCAACGATGTTATATTCAATAAACTTCTGCCACCCTTTTGTATAGAAATCCTTAAAGGTGTCAAACTCAGAGTGATCTAGTTTCTTTTGACCTAACTCTACCTCAGCTATATAGTCGAGTCGATAAGATTCTTGTGCTTTATAAGTAAACTTTTTGTAGAGATCCAAGTAATCAAGTTGAGTAAGTCCTCCAACATCAAAGGTGACATGCTTACGACCCTGTATATAAATTTCACCTTCAGTCACAAGTCCCCAGTTAGAAAAACGTTTCATCAACTTCTCTCCAAGCACCCTGTTGAGACGCTTACAGATGTATGGAATGTCGAAGAGTTGAATGTTCCAACCAGTCACCACATCAGGAACATCCTGCATCCAGTGATTAATAAAGTGACTTAACAACTCCTGCTCCGAAGAGCAGTGATAATAGGTTACGTTCTTTTGCTTATTGATAAATGGTTTTACACCCCAAGTAGTAATTTGCTTGGTAGTATAATCTTGAATTGTGATAGCAAGAATTTCTTCAGATGCAGATTCTACATTTGGGAATCCGTATTCGGCAGTCGTTTCGATATCAAGAGTAACAAGTTTAATTTGACTGATGTCAAATTTAATCTCATCCTCAGGATACTTTTCGGAAATATATTGATAGATGTATCGATCATTGCCATAGATAGCAAATCCATCCACATCATCATACTTTTTGTAAAACTCCCGACAATCACGAACACTACCTGGTTGAATAGGCTCTACAGGTTCACCAGTAAGTGTTTTATATTTTGTGTCTCTCTTACTCTTTACAAATAATGTTGGATAAAATTCATCACGATATTCATATCTCTGTCCATTGTCAACGCCACGAACCAGAACTTGATTTCCAATCAATTGAACATTAGTGTAAAACTTCATTCATCCTCATCATCATTAAAAAAAGAACCGAACTGACCTCTACTGCCAGGTTCTCTATTATCCAGTATGTCCATGATTTCGTCAAACTTTTTAGTTTGCTCCATACTCATAAGAATCTCAGATAGTTGTTTTACAACCAGTGGTTTCTCATTCACTGCAGCGGACTTAATTGCAGCACGAATGTGTGATTCTGCATCACACAAATGGTCAAGAGTTTGTTTGGATAATGTCATTAAACAAGACCTTTGTAACTATCTAAAATTTGCATTGTGGGGTTTGACAAAGAAAGAATCTTATCAGAACTCATCATAAAAGTATCTTCAGATGATAGACCATCCAACCATCGGTTCAAGAATAGTTTACCATCTTCCTGAAGGATTACTTCATAAGGTTTGGTCAGTTTACAATCTGGTTGACCAATATCAGCACCAACCTCTTCAATCTGTGAGATTAACACCTTGTTGTTCATCAGGACCAGTAGCTTGATCAGTTTCGCTTCGCTTTGTTCTGTCTTTGTCATAATTCATCACATCCGTAATGTACATTTCTTTTAGTTTGATCACTGGTTCAACCATAGTAACAACCCAATCGGCAACGACAGGAATTGTTTCTTCTACGGCAAGAGGCAACCAAGGGAAGAGTGATACTTCATATCCTGCTTTTTTATTGTTACCTTGACTTTGTTCGGTAAGCATCTCAGGATAACGCATCTTCACAATGCAAGGTTTATTTAGATAGTAACCAACCACTCTACGTTCTTCGCCTTCACCAACTGACATTTCAGTTGTTTCAGCAATGATGTCTTCACCCGACTTTAAGAGCATCAATTTAATAGTCATGATTCTACTTTAACTTCTTGTTTAACTTTTTGCTTTTCTACTTTGACTTCTGTAGGAAGTTCTGGAACAGGTTTGTACTTACGATAACGTACTGTTTCAAAAGTCTCAAAGACCTCTTCAGGATTACCGTAACAGATTTTCTTTCTGATCTCCACAATCTCATCATACGGATCTGATTTAATATCATCCCATTGACGATGTGCATTTTCAGTGATCTTACGACTGATTACTTCATAGTCAACACCATCACCCGAGGTAGGTAAGACGACATCAACATACTCTTTCTTCTTTGGTGCCATAAGACGTTTTAACTTCAAGAGTATTCTACCAAGAAAAAAGAGGGGCGTCAACTGGATTGTGCCAGTTGCCCCTCTGCGGCGACGATATTTAACAAGGTAGCCGCTACTATTTAGAACCAGTCTTTACGCTGGTGGTGAGTGGGAACAATCCTACCTAGAGTGACACTTAGAAGTCCATCCTCAAACTCAACAGACCTTACCTCAGTGTCGTCAGATAGCGTCCACGCCCTCGTGAAAGACCTCTGAGCAAGACCTTTGTGTAGATACTCCGTATCACTCTCTTTATCCTCCTTCTGCCCCTCTACAAAGAGTTTACCATCCTGTGTGTAAACATTCACTTCTTTCTTTGCAAATCCTGCCAATGCTAGTTCTAGTCTATTTTCAACATTACTAACCTTGACCAAATTATACGGTGGATAGTTTGAGGTAGTCTCATGCAAATCAAATACTCTATTCAAATAGTCATTCATACCAATACTATTTTTTGTGATCTTATCTAAAAGATCAGGAAGATCCGATGCAGTGTAACGTGCAATGTTAGTCATTTGTACTTCTCCTTATTAAAGCGAGATTAGATTGTGTGGTCCCCGAAGGCAACCTTTGGCGTCAAAGGGGGAGTTAAACCCCCTCTCCTCTGACATTACTAATTATACACGATACGAAAAAAGATGGTGTAGTAACAACCACACCATCCTATAGGGGTTTCCGACTTTTGAAGCGACCGCACGAAAGATCGCAGAATTATTTATTCCGTTTCTTGAGGTTTAGTCTTCTTGCCAATGTTGTATTTTTGTTCAAGGATCCATTCTCCCTTATCGCGATATGCAAGCACCTTGATTTGATTCAAAGGAGCAATATCTTCAACAGACTCTGGTTTTACAACAGTAATAAGTCCCCAGTCTGCCAGAAGACGGGTAATGCGATTACGACGTTGCACATCATTGAGAGTAAGATTAGCATGTTTACCATCAAGGGCAAACAACTCTTTAAAGTGTACGATGAAATATCTTCCTTGCTTATGAAGAATATGGCAAGATTGATATAACTTTTTCTCTTTCCTAGAAGCAACACCAATACGTGTTAGTGTTTCTCTGACTTTAAGGAAATCATCTGGTTCATTTAAGAGCACCTCTACCATCTGGTCTTGAGACCACTCTACAGTGGGTTCTACCGTAGCAGTCATTTTGCGCCTCCAATATCAAGTCGTTGTTTAATAAAATTAATCTGTTCTTTAGTCAGGATTTTCAGAGCTTGAGATGCTTTTTCATTACTATAACCATAGTATTGTTTGATGCTTTCCAGATCCGTGACTTTATCCTTACGGAGCCAGGGGGAGAATCTCTTTCTTTTCCTCAGACTATTTAGATAAAAAGAATATTGCATGTCTTTATCCAAATTAGGGTGCTTGTTCATCTCGTTAGCAAACATGACACAATCAAGGTGCCCAGACAAACAACGATTAATGATATATGAAGGGTAAGAGCTAGTGTTCTCACTTAAATCTTCTTTTGTAAAATTAATTGAATTAAGCCAATCTTTGAGTTCCATTATCTAATAATTTGAATGTCGTCATCATCTGTCCAGAGTTCGACCTTTGTCCTGAACCTATCTTCTGCCTTGAGTTTTTCATATCTCTTGGTTGCTTTCTTTTTCCACCAAGCAATAATATTCTCAAGATAAAACTTGTCCCAGTTAGGTCCACGAACCAATTCCTCCTGCTCACCAAGAATAACTTCCTTGACATTTGAATATCCATATTCACAGAAGTAAGTTCTTTTCTTCTGAGTGAGAGATAGTGCTGTTTCTATCACAGAATTGAACTGTTCTAGTTTCTCATCCATCCCATATTCCTTCAAAGAATTACGAGTAATAGAGATCATCTTTGTCTGACGCTTCATCTTCTTGGATGATGCTTTCTTGTCAGTCAAAGGTTGATTGTTGTTCCACACAGTAAATCGATCATGAAGACGATGAAATGCTTCTTCATGAAGAAGAGGCAGGAACTTACTCTCAGTCAGTCCCTTGTATCTCATAAATGGTTTGAGTCCGTCATACTGTGAGGCGTCTGTGGTAGACCCGTAGAGAGACGTGGTTTCAAACAGAGCGATATCCTTCTCAAAAACCTCATTCAGCGTCTCACGGGCATAGTGTGAGCAGCACAGCAGTGCAAGGAGTTTACCTCCAAGGTAGTTGTATCCAAACGGTTGAGATGGCACGATCACAAATCCCATGGCTGCATGGCGATTAAAAATTGAAAGGTTAGGTGCTTGACCCAACCAGATATTTCTTGGTTTGGAGTTGATAGTAGGAGATCCAAAACGAATAAACCCAAGACAAGTTTGAGTTTTCTTTTCAAAGACCATCCAACGCAGTTCTCTGCCAGGGATGTTGCTCTCATTATTATGAGAAGATACTGCTCTCAAAAGATTGCCATAGTGTTCCTGTGGCAGAGAGTGTTGAAAGCGGGCACCAATAAACTTAATATCAAACTCCATCTCTTGCGGATGAATATCTTCGTTGAAGAACTCATCATGAAGTGGTGCAAGAGAACTTGTAGACTTAATTACTTCTTTTTTCACAAAACGCAGATAGTCTTCAATATTTCCCATTTGAGAGAAATACTTGATGAATTCGTCTGCGGCCCAAACGGCATCATCATTGGATACTATCACAGAAAATCACCGTAAGGATTATCACTTTTGTGGAGGAGAACTCCATCAACTTGATCCATAAGTTGGAACATACTTTCTGCTAGGGTGCGATATCCAGTTCCAACATACAGTTGTCCCAATACAACAGACACTGTTGCAGTTCCCCAGAAGATATAATAGAACCTTGATTTGACTTGTGCTCTAACTTTAGTTTTCATTTGTTTCATAATTTTTAATTAGTCGGTCAACTTGTTTTTTACTGATACCACAAGGAGCATTCTTCAAGCATAAGAGAATACATTCTCTATCAGAAATCAATGGTTTTTGCGTCCATACAATTTTGTCGCTCATTTAGAATCCCCCACCCTTAGACTTTTTCTTTTTAAGATGGTTTTTCATATCTGTTTTTGATTCGGAAAGAATCTCTTTCAACCCTTCTTCATCATAGTGATCACAGAGTTGAATCATACGATCTAGAGCATATTGAAACTGAGAACCCTTACTCATTTTACT